TGTGTCAAGTATAACTTGTCAGCACGAGGGAGATAGTATGAGTAGTCCATACGGATCTCTGTATTAACCTTCGGTATGTCGAAGATAGTAGATCCACCTGCACCACCAGAGGTATCAAATTGTCTTGCACCAAAGTCTAGTGAAGCACATTCTACTAGGAATGGATTAGAAACTGTACCATCTCTAGATGCTAATTCACCGACACCTGGACGGAAGTCTACTTGGTCTCTTAGGAAGTTAATAGATCCATCCAACTTGTAGGTTGGAACTTCTTTGTATGGTATACCTGTATAAGATTGTGCTGCGAAATAGTCACCTGATGTCTCATGCTTGAAGTAATCAAAGACTATTAATAGTTTACGAATAGGTGGAGTATACTGTGGATACCTAGTTAACTTACATACATCATAGAAGTGTGCTTTCTGTCCAGTCTCCAAGGTATATTGTGTAGTAACTACCTTACTACCTCTAGAAACTGATCCATCAGCATCATCTACAATAGCAGATAATGGTAGTCCATCGTCATCCTGGCCATCTATAGCTTCACCAGCAGAAAATGGAGTCTCATTTAACTGCACATAATACAATCTCAACGTTGAGTTGATAAACTGTATGACTCTACCACGAGCACCTGATGTTTTACCGATAATAACAGACCCATTATCGAAGAAAGTAGACTCTGTTAGGACTAAGTAAGGGGGTGATGCATCGTTATCATTCTCAGATTCATACACAGCATGGACGTTATATACGTCGTTTAATGCAAATGAAATCTCTTCATCTTCAATACGTGTGCCGTATAGGTTACCATAGGCAAGACCATACTTAGGTTGGTCATTATTAATTCTTGTGCGAAGGACATTAAGACATCTCATCTTAGCAGCAGTCTTAATCTTCTTCGATACTATATTCTTAGATACTAGTGCTGTTAACTTAACTGTGTTAACGTTTGCTAGACCGTCAATAGTAACTGACTGTCTGTCAGCACCGAAGGTCACTGTAAAGTTACCACCACCAGGGTTAGTACCGTTAAGTGCTTCTAAGTCTAGGTTACCACCAACACTCCATACTGATCCAGATTCTGCAAGGATAGTTAGGATATAGTTTTCATCATCTAGTGTTGCAAACTGCTCAGATTCTGGTAGGGATACAGTAACACCACCAGATACCACAGTCTTGTTATTAAATGTCCTGAAGACAAAGAATGATTCGTCAGAGATTGACTTCATCGATGTGCGAGGACAGTCAATTGTTAATTCACCGTTTTGATAGTCTTTCTGGAATACGAAAGGACGCATTCTTGCTAAAGCAGATACTTCACCGTCATTAACAGTACCTTTCTTCAGACCAGCTTCTAGTAATGCATGCTGTGTAAGGTAGTCAAAAATATACGACGACTGACCTGTAGCAGCATTAGCAGAAGTAGTGTTAATAGCAGTAGGATCTACTCTCACAATTCTAAGAGTATTCTCACCTTCATCTGAAGTATTAGTTGATGTTATTACTTCACCTGGACGTAGGTCTTGTGCAAACTTAGTCCTAAATCCTTCTATTCTTGAGTTACCTGCTTGGTCTATAGTAACAGTTGTGCCTTCAATGATCTTAACATCATTGAGCATTAAGTTAGCACCAAAGATAATTGTACCTGAAGATGCTGAATCTTCTCTACCAACTACAGATCTAGCATCAGTTAAGTTGTAAGTATGTGCTGCCTCAAGAGTACCAACAACTCGGCCATCACGCTCGATAACCTCGCCATTTATAAACTCACCTGAGACTTGCTCCAACTGACACCATGTGCCTGACCCTGCATCAGCAACGAAACCTGTTGCTTGTGATGTACGACCCCTTAATAGGTTACCAGCAGCAACTGAATTGTTACCAGCAGCAAAGTTAATCGCTGTAAACATCTGCACGTCAAAGATCCAGAGATCCCATATGCCTGTAATAGATGTCTGTTGTAACTGGACTGTGCGACATCTACCTATCTTTCTACCAGTTACAGTGTTAGTAGTGTTACGAGTCCACTCATCTGTTAACTCTAGTATTTGATATGCTTGTCCTACACCTTCACCAGTTAGCTCGGGCCATCCATATACATCATATACTTTTAACATCTGTCCTAGTCGGAATGCTAGGATAGCGTTTTGCACTGAATCAAAATCTCTTGGTTTAGGAGCATCCACATATTGTGGTACTAAAAACTCAGTCCTATAACCTTTAACATATGCTCTACCTGGGCTAACCTCAAACGCAACTAGGTCATCTGAAGCAACTGCGTCACCACTAGTAGTTTCTCCTACACGATATACACCGTTATTGAAACCATCATCTAAACACTCTCTTGCTTTAATGGAGAATGTATCAATTACATAGTCTCCAGACTCCTCATAGGTTCTTCTTGCGAGAGATCTTTCAAGTTCTGAATATGCTGTGTGAGTAACAAACTGTTCAATCTTTGAGTTGTTGATACGGAGTAACTCAATAAAGTTTTTATCGGTTTCATCATTGATTGGTTTCTTAACCAATGAAGTTTTAATTCTAAATCTGTGACCGCCTGGAGCAGAATAGTTCGATGTTCCAGCTGCGTTATCATTAAGTGTCGGGTCGTCTTCTGGAGTAACGATTGACTCACTGACCTCAAGTCCAACTCTGTAAGAAGGGTTGTTGCTGTATTGATCAAGGATGAGGTGGGATGATGGAATGTCAACGAAATGTCCTCTAATAAAATATACACCAGCATTGATATATGCTGTTGATGCTACAGCAGTTGAATCTACTGGTAGCAACTGAGCAAAGGGAGATCCAACCTCAATTAGGGTTGTCCCAAAAGTGATTTCATTTTCGGCCAGTAATTGCTCGTTGGGCTGAAAAGTCTTGAGGGTAGTGTCACTAGTGGTGTCACCTGACTCAACATACTTAACATACAGTGTAACATATCCCCTTGAAGACTCAGTTGAGGGGATTGAATACAATACCTTTGCCTTAATACCAGTCGTAATACCTTCAATTATCTGACCTGTTAACTGAGTTCTATATGTTTCTACATCTACACCAAGAAAGGACTGTTGTAGGACAACTGCCTGCACTTGTAGGTCATATCCAACCTGACCTGGTATGACCATACTTCCTTCTTTAAAGAAGTGTTGTCCAATACTCTCCATCTGATTCTGGAGAATCGACTGCATAGTCGTTAGTTCTCTTGCCTGAATCGGATATCCTGGTCGGAATAAGACTCTGTAAAAGTTTTTATCCTTATCGAAATCGTCGAAATAAGGACTAATATTTAGATTGGTATTCTGTGGCATTGAACTAGAACTCGATTACGATTTTGATGTCTTCAATTTGGTCACCAGCACGAGTGATCGCACCTCTATTATCTATGTAGATAACCTCACCTGAGTTTGGGTCTACTTCTGCCTTTGCATAACCATTGGTAAATGACATACCTAAGTCATATTCAGCATTATTAATAACCCTTGTAGAAGATCCAGAGATGATTGGGAAGTTAATGTCTGGGTCTGCTGATGCTCCTGAGATGGCACCCACTACTGGGTTACCTCCCTCAAACTCGATTAGGTTACCAGTAAATTCTGGGAATATACCGTCAACTCTATTCTGATAATATTTAAGTACCTTAGTAGTACTATTCCATGATATTACACGTCCTCTTGCTGTTACCTGCTGTCCTCCGACAGTACGAGATTGGGTAATGATCTCGTCAGTCTGGAAGTTTCCAGTAAAGGTAGGTGCAAAAATTACGGCCTTTGTAGCACTTAAGGTCAAATCGGACGTTAGTTCTTCAGTGCCAAACTTGTTTGGGTTGATGACTAGACCGATACGACGATAGTCGTTGTCAGTTGGGAAGTCACCTGATCCTTCATCGTATGTGAATTTGGTGTTGATCATCACACGGAAACCACCTAACTCAGTAGCAGGTGCTGCACCATGTCCCATTGTTGGTGGGATGACAACTTCAACGCTACCACCAGTACCTGTTCCAGCACCAATACCGTTGACTTCATCGATGATTACTTTACCAAAGGTGTATCCAGATCCACCAGATGTAACAGTAGCAGAAGCAATACGACCACCGTCTACAACAAGTGAAACTCTACCTCCAACACCGTCTCCTTTAATAGGGACGTTTTCATAGGTACCATTGTTATATCCACTACCTGAAGAGGCAATAATAATAGTATCAATCTCTCCACCAATAGCATCTGCTACCACTGCGGTATCAGATAGCACAGGCATATACTCGTTGGAAAAGAATTTTAAGACTTGACCAACAGGGATCGTGTACATATACTTCCAACGGTAGCCGTCAGCAGTTGTGATAATACTAGTGGACGTTCCTGTAGGTTCAACAGTAGAAGGTTTACCGTTAGGATCAGAAGGAGATGTGCCGTTGTAAATGCACTTGTATACTTGATAGGACGAGTTAACAACGTAGAAATCTGCGTCATATAACTTCGTAGCACCTGAAGATGCTGTTTTGGTCGAAGAATAATCATGGCGATACATATCATAAACGTAACCCAATCCACCAGTGGTTTGCTCTGGGGGAATCCAGTCGGTACGCCTGACCACCTGAATAGTGTCATTTGCTAACACTCTCTTCAGAGAGATCATATCCGAATAGTCATCCGAGAATTCTTGGAATGAATCTACTGGGTCTGGAGGTGCATTCTCGTTATCCCACGGTTGTGGTCTGCCTATGAATACATAAAGGCGATCCCTAGAAGTACCAGCTTCCAGGTCTGACTGTGTTGGGTTTGGTCCCTCAAGTGCCTTTCTAAACCTTTCGGCAGTAAAGATTCTAAATTGGTCGGTAAGTAGTGCCATGTCTAGCGATTGCCTTCTTTATATTTATAGGGGTTAATCATCCTCATTTCTGAGATATGTTGTATATTCAACTGCTTTGATAGTTGCCTGAGCACCTGATCCATTACCCCTTAGTAACTCCCCTTTATTAAACTTGAAGTTTGGATCATTGCTAACAATGTCCTTGACAGAGATAATATAGTCATTTCCTTCGGCTTCAGGTGCAGCATTGCTCGTTGCAGTCAGTCCTGTAGTTAAACCTTCTACTTGCTCAGTAGCAGTAAATGTAGTACCAGTAGTTAACGTAACAGTCAATGATGCTAGTGACTGGTGTGCATCTCCATCACCTAAAGCACCAGCACCCTGTATAGTTGCTACAAGAGGAGTTGCATTACCATCATATATCTGATCACCTTGTTGGAATAGAGTAGTATTCTGTCCACCAAGTGTCTCCTCAATACCATATTTAGATGATGCGATACCACCATCTAAGTTGATCTGATTTTCAAACTCAGTACCAGTGTTAACAAGGTCGATAATACCATCACCAAATTGTTGCACACCATCACCATCAGTGTACTCTTCATCATTATCTTCAAATACTCTATTAAGAATTGCACTTAGTGGATCAGTGAATGCAACAATATCGTTACCCTCAGATTCTACTAGTACGTGTGGTGCCACACCTGTGCCTGATGCTCCTGCAGTTCCAGCGACAAATGCTATGATCTTAGATTTCTCATTAGATCTACCACCATCAATAAACGCTAACTCATCAACTTCAAATACAAGATATAGTGCTCTGTTAGCGACATCCCAGTCATATACAATAGCAACTCGGTTAGTTGAACTCTCAACTACACGTCTTACTTTATCTGTTACTTGGAATGAATACTGTGTTAAACCAGTATTAGGATCATCCTGTAAATTATCTAGGATGATTTTCTGGTCAAAACGGAAGTTTGTACCTCTATCACATCCTGTGAGAGAAGTAGCAGTCTTACCAGTATATCTAATTAATTCTCTTCCAAGCAACACCTTACCAGATCCTGGGTATGGATTGGTATCTTCAACATATACGGTTGTTGCACTGGATGAGACGTTTGCTACTATACCAGCAAGGTTATAAAGTACTGAGTTAAGAGACTGTCTATTTCTTGCCTCTCTTATTAGGTTAGTATCTCTAGTAAAGATAACCTCTGGAGGATCTGTATATCCACCACCTCCAGTCAGTAAGTCAATATTTGTAATTACACCAAGGTTAATGAATGCTTCAGCAGTAGCACCTGATCCACCACCCTTAATGAGTTGAATCAGTGGTGGCTCTTCAAAGAATTCACCTTGATTAGTTAATGTAATAGATGTAACTTCACCAAATTGATTAACAGCAGCAACTCCAGTTGCACCCTGTCCACCACCACCTGAGATAATGATGTTAACATCTTCTTCAGTATAGTTACGTCCTGGTTGCTCAATAGCAAGACCAGTTATCAATCCTGTGATTGGTACTAATTCAGATCCAGATCCACCACCACCCTCAACACGAGCAGTAGAATCAAAATAACCGTCGCCTGGGACAGTCATCTGCACAAAGTCTATACCACCATCAGGTTTGAGGAATATGTTACCTCTTGCATCTTTAGATGAAGCTTCATCTTCTATTATCAAGCGTAATGGATCGTATCCCTCACCAGGATCTAATACTTCTACAGCAGTTATCTCACCAAGGTCTCCCTCAATGACTGCTCTAAGCACAGCATCTCTAATTGGTGTGCCACAATTTTCAATACGAAGTCTAGGTGGATCATTAGGGTCATATCCACTACCTTTATTAATGACAAAGACATCCCTGACACCAGATAAACTGTTGAATACTGGGACTATTTGGGCACCACTACCAGGGACTGTTCTTGCCATATTAGACTACTGTAAGGTTTCCTACCATTGCTGGATGCATTGTGCATTGGTAAACATATGTTGTACCAGCAGCTAAAGATTGTGGGACTGTCCATAACTGGACTCCCTCTTGTGATCCACTGACACCATCAGTTACAGATCCACCACCTGAGGTGGTTCTTAAAGCAAATGGATGTGCAGCACCTGTTTCATTATTAAATCTGTATGTGAATCCACGATAAACATATATCGTAGGATTATCTGTTGTTGTATTGACACCACTACCACTGAATCTATATGCAGAAGCACCGTTAGCAGATATTATAAGGTTAAGACAAGGAGATTCAATTGGATCCCATGATGTACCATTGTATACAACGTTATCACCCTCCATTGCTCCACCACTGAGGTAGAAGTCAGCATTAAGGGTAACTGTGTTAGAAGTTACAACAGATGCAAGACCAGTACCACCAGATATAGCAAGAGAAGACGTTGACAACTGTGCAGTTGTTGTACCAGTATCACCAGTAACTGTCTTATAAACTTCTTGGACTACGTTAGGTGCATCATTAGTGACCGTTAGGTTGTCACCAGATACAGCAGTGCTAATTGATGCTCCACCAACTATATTAATAGTTGCAGTTGCACTATTTGCAGTCTTACTTCCAGAGTCACTACCAATTACACCATATGCATTCTGGTTAGCGTCTCCAAGTGCCCCTGACATATCTATTGTTAGGGTATCTCCTGTTATTGAAGTGGTTATATTAGTACCACCAGCAACAGTTAATACATCAGTAGGAGCAGATGCAGTAGTAGACCCAGTATCAGCAGTAATTCCTTCAAATAGGTTTTGAGTAGTGCCTCCACCACCTCCACCAGAAGAATCGTCGTTAGCTGGCTCCCATGCAGAATTACTTGCATTCCATTTTATAACTTGACCATCTGAAGGTCCACCTCCAACGGTCATATCTACGTCTCCTAGGAGACCTAAACTACTATTCTCA